TACCCCGAGTTCAAATGCTGCAGGACAATTAATTCACGGGCTGATTGGTTCAAGACTTACTCCGGGCCTCTTTTTGATATAATAGGAAAGCAAATGTTTCATGAGCTTCCTGAATTCATAAAGACTGTACCCGTCCGAGACCAACCGGATTATATCATAGAAAAATTGATGGATTGTTTCTCTGCCATTGCCAACAACGATGCCACTTCATATGAGGCGCACTTTAAGGAAGAAGTTATGTATAACATAGAATTTCAGTTCTATAACTACATGTGCTCTTCCAGCCCTATGTTGATGGAACGGATGCGCAAGATAGAGATGGTTCTTACAGGAGAACAACACTTAGTATTCAAGTATTTCAGCGTCATAATGGACTCGCTACGAATGTCAGGAGAAATGAACACTTCCTTAGGAAATGGATTCACGACCAACATTTTAGTATCGTTTTTAGCCTGGATACGACAGTGTATAGCCAAAGCTTTAGTCGAAGGAGATGATAATCTTTCAGCTTGGCAGTTTGAAGAATGCGTTCCCACTGCGGAGGACTGGCATGAATTAGGATGGAAGATGAAAGTCGAAACTCCTGAATCTGTATGCACAGCTTCGTTTTGTGGCAATGTTTTTGATGTAGATGATAAGATCGTCATTGTTGACCCGCGTGAAGCGCTTCTCAATTTTGGCTGGACTCGAAAAATCTACACAAATGCTTCGAACGATCTCTTGGAGCAACTACTAAGATCAAAAGGTTTGTCAATGGCCCATCAGTATAATGGATGCCCTATTTTAGGCAAGTTTGGAAGACACGTTTGTGATATAACGAGTCATTTAGCCAAGCGAATGCGTAAAAGCATCATTAATACGATGAATGGTTATGACAAAGAGGAGTACCTTCGGAACGTCACCGACACTCTCCCACCCCACATCGAACCTAGCCCTGGTAGCAGGTTCCTTGTTGAGAAGCTATATGGTATCTCAATTGCAGAGCAAATCGCATTTGAGGCTTCGATCGAGTTGATCACTTTGTGGTCTTGCATAGAAATAAACTTTGTTGTTCCGAACACTGCTGTTCTATGTTACGATTTATACACTGCTCCACGGAATGAGTCCTGGGTATTTCCAGGCGTGGATGATCAAGCTGAAGTTGAGAACGTACTTCGTTCTTTCGGCGAGATCACCTCCGGGTTCTGCGAATCCTTCTATCGCAGATGATTGTGTTTCTGGG